CGGATGAGCACTTCAAGTAAGTCCTCCAGAGTGAGTTCCTGTATTTCCGCTTGAGCCTTAGCCATGGTCTCAGGGCGGATGGGGAAATCACCCCAGATATAGTTCCACTCACTGACCGCAAAGTTGCACGCGGACACAAACCGCTCAACAGGGCAGCGGTAAAAGGAGAAAAATTCATATTCAACTTCACCGAGTACGCGGCCAGCTTCTTGGTAACTAACATGCCCGCCATAGGCGTTACGTACGTGGCCACTGAACTGGGGATGCTTAAAATACTCCATAGCCGAGCGTGTGCCAGTCTTAGGGTTAAGTAAGAGGGCCGTCTTCGCGGCATCAAAAATAATCATTAACTCTGCCTCCTACCCATAGCCCAACTTACAATCGAACGGCGTGAACCAGATGTCACCGCTTTAACCCGATGCGGCATCCAACTAGCAAACAGTAGGATATCGCCCTTATTAGGTTTAAGGCTCTTGATGTCGTCAAGGTTACCGTTGTTACAAATCTCGAACTCGCCGCCCTCGTAATCTTCAGGGTTATCAAGCAGCATAACTAAGGAAATCTTACGTTGGTAATTTTCCCACCCGAACGAAAGGTCCCAATGCCACGTATAATGTTGATCTAACCCGTACTTTGTATACTGGAGCGCTTCGACGCCCTCGACGTCATACATAAAGTGGTCGTGGTTGGCCTGTGCGATAACGCCAGCAAAGCGTTGAAAAATCCAATCAGTGTTCTGGTCGGGGTGCAACCAAGCGACGTCAGAGTCCCGTACTTCCTTACGGGCGGGTTTCCCGCCGTCACTACCGACCGTACCGTTCTGGAAATCCATATGGGCTTCGAGGAAGGTAATACGTGCTATTTCCTCGGGGGTAAATGCGTCCCGCCACACGGCGAAACACTCTAGGGGTGCGTTATACTTCATTACACCAAATGGCATTTTATCGTCCTTTATGTGGACGTAATCGTTACATAGCCTCCTGATGGCACAGAAACGGGATACGTCGCGTTGTCTGGGTAGCTATAGTAACTAACCAGTGTTGCAGGTGTCGCCGGAGCAGGCGTGCCACCAGTGTTCGACCCGGGCATTGTGACACCCAAGGCAGTCGAGGCGTTACCCGGCACAGCCGGGGTAGTAGGGTTGTTACCGGCGAAATTACCGCCAGAGCCGGGGTTATTACCGGCGAAATTACCGGGGGTGCCGGGGTTGTTACCAGCAAAGTTACCACCCGAGCCGGGGTTAACACCGGAGTTGCCCGGGGTGGAGGGGTTGTTACCGGCGAAATTACCACCCGAGCCGGGGTTAACACCGGAGTTGCCCGGGGTGGAGGGGTTGTTACCAGCAAAGTTGCCGGGTGTGAAAGTACCGGGGGTATAATCGTCAAAGAAAAAGTTATAAGACCCGGGGTTATAGGTCCCGGGGTTAAAGTTTGGGTTGCCCGGAGTGGATGGGTTGGAGAACGGATTGCCCGGAGTGTATGGGTTGAAGAATGGATTGCCCGGAGTGGATGGGTTGGAGAACGGATTGCCCGGAACGTACGGATTGTAGTTCGGATTGCCGGGAGTAAATGGGTTGTAGTTTGGGTTGCCGGGAACGAACGGGTTGTAGTTTGGGTTGCCGGGAACCGCTGCTGTCCCCGTGCCGCCACGACCAGCAACAGTGATCTGATAGCGCCCGTAAGGTATAGAATAGTTATTTGGCGCGTTATACGTCTGGGTGCCAGTGCCCGAGGCACGCCAAGTTTTTTGTAGCCCGAAGGAGGGCTTACCGGGACCCGCCATTACCTAGAATCCTTAACCGCCAACGATACAACGTAAAAACTACCGTTGTTGTAGGTGTACACGTTCCAAATGTCCACTGCGTTTGCTGTAGTCGTAATCGGCGGGGCCACAGCACCGGCATACTTGCTACCGGACGGCCAAGTAATCGAACGCCCGCCAGTGCCGTCCTGCGTGGTAATGATGGTGAACCCGTAGGGGGTAGTCGGCAGACCCGTGAACGACGAAATGGTCAAATTACCAGTAAGGGTCAGCGAAAACGTGTCGTAGGCTGCTACGTTGATGCTGATCGACCCAGTCTGGTTACCCAGCGCATTGCTTGCCGACAGCGGCATGAGGCCGGTGGCAGCTATAGTGATCGACCCAGTACTATTGGTGACGTTGATGTTCGTACCAGCAGTCAGCGTAGCTTTAGACAGCGTGTTGCCGGTGGTGTTGCCGATCAGAAGCTGGCCGTTGGTGTATGTTGTTTGGCCTGTTCCGCCGTTGGCGACCGGAAGAGTACCGTAGCCGTCCGAAATAACTTTCTCTGCCGGATACGAAGAGAACACGGTAGATGTGCCCGCAAGGGTAATCGCCGCGCCACCTGCACTAGATGACAGGATCGTTGTACGTGCTAGCGTAGTACCAGAGGTAGAATATGTGCCGATACCGACTTCCCAAGCGTTACCGCTGGTTATCGTATAGTAGGTAGTATTAGCGTTCCCAATAACCGAAAACGACTGGAAACCAGCTACGGCACCAGCAAGAGTTACCGTGCCAGTGCCTGTAGTAGTTGTCGTTTCTTGTACACGGTTAGCGAGGACGAGAGCCATTATGCGATCCTGATGATAGCCGAGGTGTTGTTATTCGTTGGGAAGATGATGGTGAAGTCACCTGCCGTCGAAGTCTTATCTGAACCAAAATCAAGCACAGCTACAGCAGCGTTGGTAAGCGTGGTGTTCGCCGTGCCGTTAGCCGAAGGAGTTGTGTTATAGATCAACGCGCCGCGAGCCGTGACAGTTGCATTGCTGAACGTAAGGTTGCTGAAGGTCGTGAAACCTGTACCTGCCGAAGCGTTTGTGTTTGTCGCGGTCACACCACCATTAGTCAGCGCAGCGCCACCAGCGGTATAGTTTGTACCAGTGGACTCGTTGGTCGCCGTGTAGGCAGTTGTGTTAGCGTCAATAGAAGCCGACGAGGTGTACAGCGCAAACTTGAAGGTGTCGCCACCAGTGCTACGGAAATCGTGGACAGCCAGCATAAGTTCGGCTTTGAAACTGGTTGTCATAGCTTGGGTAATAGCCATAAGTATTCTCCTTAATTATCAATTAGTTTAACAAGCTCAGGAAACCCAGCTTCGGTAAACTTAGCTGCCAGAGTTACGTTACGCGAGCGCATTCCCTCACGTATAAAGTAGATAAGCACTTCACGCAAGTTTTCTTGGAAGGCGCGAGCCTGATCCGCAATCACTGGGGGTGCGTTATCACCTACATTGATAATTTGATTAAGAGCACGGTCGGCAAGCTCCTCTGCGGAAAAACCACGGTTATTCGTGGTCATAACCTGCACGGTGCCAAGGGCGGAAGAAAGTTCGTTAAACATTATATTACCTCACCGGCTGACGTATCTGTTGGGTCCGGTACATATCTTGACGATTCTTACCTTCACCGAGTTGTTTCAACATAGCAAGTGCTTCGCCATATCGCTGCTGATAATTAGCGATAATCTCTGGCTCACCCTTCATAAAGGTGTAGGCTTCAAGTAAAGAGCCATACAACAGTACGCTATCAAAGTTATCTCCAAGCCACGACGTACCCGCAGTTACAATAGATTCTGGGTAGTAGAAGTAATGCAGTTCGACGTTATAGTTCGCATCCGGCGTAGGGCCGAGGATATACGAGTTCTCATCGAAGAACGCGTAATGGGTAGGAAGCGCTGTAACACTTGGGATAGGAAACGACTCACGAATGAAGTTAACATCCTTGTTGATTAAGTACTCATAGCGCCCACTTGGGGTGATTATAGCCAGCGAGAAGTTTGCAAGCCAATCAGTGGGCACCGCGAGGTATGGATTATTTACTGTGACGTTGCCAGTTACGTTCTTACGTAGGTCCAAAAGTTGGACCATATTGTATATGCGCTGCTCTGCTTCTTGGATGAACGTGTTAATCTGTTCGGTAGATGTAAACGTCACGGTCCCCGTGCCAGCGGAGTCCGTCCATGACGTATTGGGGAAGTCGTTTTCTACGTATCCCTTAATGGTTTCGAACAGAGTAGCGTAGTTCATTAGCCCATCTTCGTGCTGCTGCTGTTCCCACGGGTGGTATTTTTAGTACCACGGGTACGCAGTGTTTGAGTGTTGGCGACCTTGTTTGGATAGCCGTTATTACCTAGGTCGATGGCAGTGCCACCCTTCATATTGTGCGGCGGTGCATAAACGCTGGCAGGGCCAACTTCATTACCACCTTTTTTCATACTGAACTTAGCCATAACTTACTCCTACGTTACTATCGTCACTGTACCGATTTCACCACTACCTACTAGCGTACTTACGAGGTCAGGCAAAGCCAAAGGATTATTTAACCCTACAGGACCCCACCCCCACTGTATAACACGACTACCATCACTAGGGCCACCAAAAGCTAATTGGTTACTTGCTGGCACTTCACCTTGGGTTTTTATCTTAAGCCCGGTCATACCTGCTTGCCAAAAACTGACATCGGGGCGCGGGTTACGCAGCGCTTGTGGATCATCAACCGGATACATACCGAGTTGAAGCTGCGGCTGGTCAGGTTCCCAACAAGTAGGGCACACAAGGATATTGGTGCTCTTGGTCTTGATGGTAATCTTTTTAAGCTGCTTGAGTTTATATCGAAAGCCACAGCGGTCACACTCTGCAATGGCTCTTTTACCAGAGGCAAATGGATTGGGCATCGTACCTCCTAGATAAACATCTGACGCGGAGCGATCCGCAGTGGAGCCTTTTCGCGGTCTTCGTCAGAAGCTTGCTGCCAAGCTTCATCATACATCTGCTTCAGCATCCCTGTGCGTTCCATAGCGCCGGGGAGTTTAAGCGACAAATAATACGCTAGTCCCGCTACCATACAAGGGAGAAAGCGGAATGGGATATCCTGCGTGTTAAGACCATCACCTGCATCCTCCATACGGCGCAGGCGGTAGTAGAAGAAAGTATAATAGTTGCTTTGGTCTGGGGCTGGCCACACGTTAATCTGTGGGTACTGTACACCTGTCGTCGTAGTCGCACCTGACTGACGGTTGATCCACACTTGGATAGGACGCCCTTGGGCATTCTTATTTGGTATCGTGATATACGTGTCGGCGCTGATACGGTTGATGTTGATATCAAGCTGGTTCGAAGTTGTACCAGCATTTGTACGTATCACATGCTCTAACAGGTCAATCGTGTCTATTGGCAGGTCATAAACAATCTGCCCCTGCACCATAGCAATAGAGCCTTCTTCTATGGTCCATAGGTTAATACCACGGTTTGCCCACTCAATGGTGAGCAAGTTCAAGCTGCGACGCGCAGTACGCAGATCATAACCGGTACGAAGCTCAGCCCCACAACGCTCAAAAGCCTCTTCGACTAGGTCGTTGAGGTTAAGATCAAATGTGGTGATTCCGCTCGTGGTCATTACCTAAAGCCTTTTGTTTTCTTCGCTATAGCCTTTGGCTGCTTAACAAACTGCTTGCCCTTAGCCTTACCAGCCCGCTTAGCCTTGGTTGTCGCTGCATACTCCGCAGAAGACAAGGACTTTATAGCTTTCTCAGGTAAGTAACGCTCGCCTGTTGCCTTGGACCCCTGCGTCGATGGTTTACCACTTTTGGTTCGCCACTTCTGCTCAGTCCAAGACTTCAAGCTTTGCTGGGATTTAGCTAGTCCGCTCACTTGTAACCACCACCTCTTGCTTTGTACTGCTTGGCCATCATCTGGGCTTTTCTCGCAGACCACTGGCCCGGATTACCACCTTTACCACCGGCTTTGATGGCGTTGAAGATAGCCTTACGCATACCGGGTTTGGTATAGTTTCCAGCCTCGTTGACCTTAGACTCACCACCCGCAGCCATACCCTTAGGCTTTTTGGACTTACTTATAGCCCCCATGCCGCGAGACGGGCGCATTAGCAGGTTTTACCACCCTTTTTGAACATAGCACCACCGTAGCTATCGCGTTTGCGCATCAGAGGGGACCCACCACGGGCCATTTTGACCATCGAAGTTTTGGTCTTGCCCTTGACAGCGCAACCATCAATCGAGCCGCCTTTGGCAAACTTCTTCATCGCACGACCTTCTGTGTCTGCCGACTTCTTCATCATTGCAGCGCCGAACTTGGTTGCCGCAAAGGGGTTACCCTTAGCTTTACCCTTAGCCGCTGGCTTCATCTTAGCTTTTCCACCTTTTGCCATACCTAAACTTCCCATAGCCTTCGACGAAGGCATTTCCTTGGTGACGCCACCAGCAGCATACTTCTTCATTTTTCCGCCTTTTGACATACCGGGCGTAGCATTGCGCTTCATCATTTCCTTGCGGAACTCGTTGCGCTCTGAAGTCGCCGGAACTGTGTCCGAACCACCTGTAATTGGCTCTTTTGTTAGTTTTTTCTTTAGTGGCATTAGCTGCTTACCGCCCATAGGCATCGGCTTTTTCTGCATAATCTTACCACCTTTTGCATAACCTTTTGCTTTCTGTGCCTTAGCATACCTAGCGTTAGCTTCGTCTGAGATATAGCTAAAAGGATTCAAGTACGAGAGAGCCGCACCCATACGCTGGCGACGGCCAGCAGCGGTGTTATCCCGAGGACCAGTATCAGCCTTAGCCTTAGCCGCTGGTGTACTAGTGCCAGTGCCTTTTTCTAGGTCTTTAGACGCGCCGAGAGTTTTTGGTTTGCTGCTAAACCCTTGGTCGCTAGGTGCATTACTCGCCCCAATTTTGGCTTTTTGCCGCGCATTGGCTGCATCCCCAACTGCCTTAAAATTAGATTTTGCTAGGCTATCTTGGAAGAATTTGTTCCGCTTTATGTCAGCGGCAGAAGGTTTAGCCGCTGGCTTAGCAGGGGCCTTTTTAGCAGGGGTAGATAGGCCCGATTTTATCGGAGCAAGTACGTTCCCTATCTTAGGCTCCGAAACTGAAGCTTCAGTGGTCACGGACTTCGGTGCGCCATACTTGCGAGTCTTTTTAAGTTGAACTTCTGCAAGACGCTCTGCTGCGCGGGTAGCGGTACGATCAGCGCCTGTGCGCTTGGCAAAGTCATCCTTAGCGTCAGCAATACGTTGTTGGCGCTTCGCTTCAGCTACTTCAGCAGCCTTACCCGTCTTACGGGCCATAGCCTTTGCGTGGTCTTTCTCGATGTCCGCCATACGACGATCATAACGACCTTGTGCGCCACCGGCTGAGAACTTTTTCATTGTACGTGCCATATCTTTATTCCTTACCTAGCCATCTTCTCACGGTCTTCGTCTCATATATACGAATTACCGTCCATATAATAGTAAACAACGCAGCGATTGCTGGAAGCACAGAAATCATCGTTCCAACAACCGTGAAGAATGAAGCCGCATCTATAGCGTACTTGAGAGTATCGTGTCCGCTTGCCATCTTCAGCACTTCCATGCCCTAAGTGATTTGTTAATCCGGCTGTTAGGATCGTTTGCAGTCTTCTTGCTGGTCAGCTTCTTCTTCATCCCAGACATCCGAGCGCAGAATGACTTCTTGCGTGGGCCACCTTCAGGCTGCGGAGCCTTCAACCCGGGCTTACCCGGATTGGCTTTGTTATAGGACGCACGACCTTTGGCGTTCAGCCCGCCAGACTTCGCTTTGCCTTCTTTACGTGTCCAAGCAGGCGTCTTGGCCATTAAACCATCTTCCCTTTGGTTTTGCCGCGTATAGCGCAGCCGTCGATAGAACCACCCTTGGCATACTTCTTAATAACCCTACCCTTAGGTGGTGGCTTGGTGGGCATTAAGCTTGGCGGCACGCGGCGCGGGCTTGTTGGTAGTGGCATGGGTTTTGGCTTTGGTTTGTCGATAGTGCCGCCAGCGGCAAAGTTGTCGTTACGGTCGGGATAGTTCTCATAAGTCGCGCCGTAACGCTTTTTATTTTTCTGACGCCGCATAAGTTCCGCCATCTCGCGCTCCAAACGCTGGGATTCGCTCTCACCGGGACGAGGTTCAAACCCACGGCGATATCCCGGCTTTGGAGGTACGGGTTTTAAATACTTAGCCATTACACAAACCTTCCCTTGGTTTTGCCCTTGGTAGCGCAGCCATCGCCGCGCTTAGAAGCAGTACCGCCCTTGGCCATCTTGGTCAGTGGTTGACCCTTGTGCTTCGCACGCTCGTGTTTATGCACGGCTTCAGCGGCGCTAACCTTACTGCCCTTTTTAAAACCGGGAACTCCGCGCCCCTTGAGTACGTCCGCCCGAGTGACCTTGCCATCACCAGTGAGGTCGGTGAGCTTACCACCTTTTTTAAACGATGTTTTAAATGTACCGCCTACTTTGCCGCCCCCAAAAGGACTTGCGCCGACAGAAAAATTGCCTTTACCTACAGGGATATCCCTAAGCCCAAAGACCTTTCCAACGGGAGTTCGTACTTTACCGACGCTCATTTTGGAGCTAGAAGAACCGCCGCCGCCACCGCCGCCACCGCCGCCACCGCCGCCAGAGTCGTCGCCAAACCTGCCAACGAGGGAGCCACCGACAAAGCTAGGCTCGCGCATCATACGATCTAGCGCACGGGCATCCTCTGCACGGCTCCCGCTTACGACGATCTCGCCGCCATCCTCATAACGCTTTGCTTTTTTGCGTGCCATTATGCCGCTTCCTTCTTTGAGGGGACAATCATCGGGTAGAGGACGTCCGTGCCAAATTCACCTTCGTACTCTTGCACGCCCATGTGGCCCAGCTTGATGGTCGGATCGACCCAGACCTCAAAGCCTACTTCACGAGCGCGGTCACAGAAGAGATAATCCTCCCCGATGTAACCTTCGTCGGTCTTCATGAAATCAAACATGCAGGGGACACTACGCTCTGTGCGTTCATCGTAATAGCGCCACTCAGGGTGAGCAGCGTCTAGGGTCTCGAATACATCGCGGCGGACCATCATAAAGGCAGTAGCTACGCGTTTGGCACGGACTAGACCCATCGGGTTCATAGTCAGTTCGTTGTTCTCGTCTTGGTCGAGAGTGGCGATGTATGTCTTAGTAGTGCTACGCGTGCGCGGTACGCCAGCAACAATGCCCTTCTCAGGGTCTGAAGTCCAAGCCAACAGGCGGAAAACATCAGCAGCTTCAAAATTAATGTCACTGTCGATGAACATCAAGTCCGTGCAGTCAGAGTCCAGCATATCCTGCGCGAGCAAGTTGCGAGCACGGGAGACAACAGAGCAGCCACAAATCGAGCCAATCTGAATGTCAATCCCGTGCTGCTGAGCTTGCTGAGCAAACCGAGCCAATGAAATAGCCAACTTCAAAGAGACCTTGAAGTCATAGGACGGAAGCGCAATAAATACGCTACGTCCGGCTAGGTCATAACCTTTTTCGTTTTGCATATATCACCCGTAGAAAAGAACAGTGGAGGCTGTGTTTGTCACAGTACCATAAACCGCGCTTTCAGCAAGGATGCCCTCACCCGGAAGAGCCATATATATAGACCCTGCATTCGCGGCTGTGGGGGTATTAAGTGTCAACAACGTGCTTCCACCGTTACCATTAGCAATTACCACAGAACCCGCCGAAGCACCACACACTGCGTAGATGCCCTTAATACGGACACGCGCAAGTGCATTAGTACCTTGGTCTAGGAAAGACCCGGTAGCGGTTAGCGGAGCGGTAGCCTTAACATCAGTTTGCATAGCCATAGGATTGGCCTCCTATTGAGCTATTACGAGTTAGCAAACGGCGTAGCAAGCGTGCCCGAACCGATCAATGCACCTTGGATCAACCACTGGGTTGCAGTGACAGCCGTGATGACAAAGTACGAACCAGCGATACCACCAGTGGTCGTGCCGTTAAGGTTGATCGACCGAGTAGCCGTACCGTTGGCCACGAAAGCACTTGCAGCGCCAGCGCTGGTAGCAAGACTTGCTGAACCCAACAAGAAGTTGCTTGCAGCCGTGATGACCTTAACCGTAGTGGCGGCAGTGGGGAGGAAGAACGTGTAGCTAACACCAAGGTTGTTGGGGTTGTTAGGATCAGAACCCGGACCAGACGAAGAAGGATCAGCCGTCGCGTTAAGCGCAGGTAGCGTGATCGTGGTCGTCGCCGCAGTAATGTTCATAGTACGGCCAGCGTAGGTGTTGATGTCGAGTGTCAATGTGGCAGTCGAAACTTCTTTAACCGCACCGGGACCGTCTGAAATAAAGCCGTTCAATGAGCGAACGGGACCTTGGAAAGTTGTAAGCGCCATAATAATATCTCCGTGTAGTAGCACCCACTCATACCGTCTCTACTAAGTCTGCTAGGGCAGTCGGTACAAGTAATAATCCTAGTAGGTGTAAGCATACACCAGATAAATTAAAAGGGGAAGAGGTTTCCCCCCTCCCCTCTTTAAGTTCTTATGTAGAACCGGATGAACCGAACATGCCGAGCGGGTCAGACCAGCCGAACGAATAACGCTCGCGGGCCTTGTAACGCACGTTGCCAGTATCGAAGTCACCGTCCATGCCCGTGCTCATTGGAGTACGAACAAAGTGCTTCATGCCGTTTGGCACGTCGGTGGTCAGGAACCAGCCGTTCGTGTCGGTCAAGAAGTGGTTTACGGTATAGCCTTCTGGGATCGAACCGTTGTTCTTGAGTGCGTTGATATCGTTATCAGCCGTACCGACGCGAAGTTCGGTTTCGAGCAAACGAGTAGCAACAAACATCAAGTTTGGTGGAACAATCAACTTACGTGGCTTAGCAGCAATCAGAAGACCACGCTCGTCAGTCCAAGCAGCAATCTGAATGACTGCGGCTTCAAGCGACGTTTCGTTAAGGTCAGTCTGCGTTGCAGGCGTATTCGAGTTAACACCACCAGATACAATTGGGTGTGAAGTCGAGAACAATGCTACGCCATCACCACCGGGGTAGGATGAGCTAAAGCCGTTGTTCAAAACCGCAGCCGCTTTGGTCTGCTTGGTGTAGGACATCGCACGGGCAAGAGCCTTAGTATAACGAGCCGAGAGGCTGTCATACAAGTTATCTTCAATCGCTTCTTCAGTCAGCGAGAACCCGAGGGCAATCGTTTCATGGGTGTAGCGAGCAGTGAAGACTTCCTGACCGTTGTCGTATGCGATGGCCGAACCTTCGTTCTTAACCGGAGCAGCGGAGAAGCCCGACAGCTTGGTTTCTTCTTCGAACGAACGCTCGGAGGTTTCGGTGTCAAAGATTTCCTTATGCTCTTCGCCATAGCGGGAGTATTCCAAGCCAAACAAAGCGTTTAGGCCCGGGAGGAGTTCTTTGAGGAGTTGTGCGCGTGAAATTGCCATGTCTTAATACTCCCCTTAGACGCCGGTTGGGTTGAGATAAAGATGCATACCTTGGTTCCACTTGACAACAACTTCCGTATAGGAACCTGCCGCCGACTGGGTTTCAGAAATGACATCAATGATGCGGATAGGGAACGTCGAGGTAGTAGCAGTGGTATCATCGATAGCCACAGCCGAGTTACCGGTAATGGTCGAACCTGTGTTCTGTACTAGAACGGCGTTATTGCCTACCGCAGTGCGGTTGACGTAGCCAATAGTGGTAGTGGCCGAGACTACAGCAACTTTATACAGCGCGTCAGGGTCATCTTGCACGAATGCGACGATGTCTGAAGCAACAGTGTTAGCTGGGTAGTACTGACGGAACGTTAATCCAAAGGTTGGGTCGGTATACGAGCAACCAAGGAAAACGCCGACAGGGGTAGCCGAGCTTGTGCCAACGTCCTTATCGAGCGTTCCCGAGCTATTCAACTTTACGACGTCACCAAAGAAGATGGACGTTGCAGAGTTAGAAGTAATCGGAATCGAACGAGTAGCGCTGGCAAAAACCTGACCGCCGATCAAATTGATCGGAATGAGACCATATGGTCCCGAAACAGTAGGGTATGCCATGTTTCTAAACTCCTAAGATTTATTTGCCTGAACCAAACGATGTTTTGGACCTACGCTCCGTAAAGAGCGGCATCCTCGGATCGTTCTCGCGCATGAAGTTGCTATCCACGGACTCATTCTGGGCTTGGGTCATCTGCTCAAAGTGAGCACGACGCTGTTCCATAAACTCAGAAGGAATTTTGCAAAGCAACAAACCTGCGACTTCGATGTTGTCCTTATATCGGCTATCTGGGTCGGTTAGATTTTGAAACTTAGGTTGTTCCTCAATACGGACCGGTTCCCAGCCTTCACGGAAGGCCGATGAAGCATTACGAGCATCATTCTGTCCCAGTGTCGATACACGTACCCAGCGGTACATATATCCGTCTAACTTATCAGGCTCAGGCAGCGTTGAAGCTGGTTGCCAAGCCTTAGGCCGTTCGGCCTGTGCACGAGTATCTACATCACGCATAATACGATTTTCAGCCATTTCTGTTCTCCTTAGCAACTTCACGAGCATACTGCTCGGGGGTTATTCCCAACTTTTTAGCGATTGTTAGTTGGGACTGTCTCAACACGATCTTTTTGGAGGATGTGCTTCGTGACGCTGAGGCGACAACGGCTGATTTATTTGCACGCGAAGCAGGTCTTGTGTCACTGCTAGCTGGTTCAGAATCCCCGAAATACTCAGGAAAACGACGACGCATCGTTGTGTCGATAACGCCCCAATATTCGTCAGTACCGACGTATTTATCGCCGTACTGTTTTTTGAGCTTTTGATCTAGCCCTATAGCTGAGGCGGTCATTTCCTCATCCAGACCAAACCATTGATTGCGCTCTTGCCACGCAGTTGTTTTTTGATCTGGGCGCGGGATTTGGACCGCTTCCGGATCAATTTGTACCTCAGTCTCTTGAGCTTGTAAAGTGGGTTTATAGTTAGAAAGTTGTTCGAGCTTATATTGAGCAGTATTTAACTTTTCTTGAGCGTCGAGTATTTTGTCTGTGTCCCCCGCTTCATAGGCATCGCGGTAAGACCTACGAGCTTCAGAGAGTTCAAACTCTATGTTTTGCTTAACACTACCAACCAACGACTCCTGCCCATAGGCTATTGTCTGGCGAAGCTTTTCGGCTTCTTCACGGTAACGCTGCGCAGCAGTAAGAGCCTCGTTCTGTTCGCGCTGATAGCGTTCCTTTTCACGGCGCTCATCATGCCAGACCTTTTTCATCTGCTTTAGACGAAGCTTAACCTTTTCAGAATATTCTTCGAGTTCGTCGGCTTCGAGTTCGTCAACGATCTCCTTCGGCATCGGCTCACGGCCTCGGTCGGCCTCAGGGGTATCGTCTTCTACCTCAATCTCGGGTTTACTGACTTCAGTGTCAGTGCCTTCATCTTCGATTTCGTACGAGAAATCATCATTCTCTTCAGTCATTTGTGCCTCCTAGGCTTATGCGCGTGAAATACCTCTGGGGTCTTCGACCACCCCTTCGATTGCATCATCGTTGATTATACGGAACTCTCGCCCATGGATTTTGACGCGGGTACCAGCGTGCGGGCGTACAAGGACAAAATCGCCCTCCTTACACCATGGACCGCTTGGAAACCGTTTCTTGTCCTTATAGGCGTCAGGACCAACTTTCATGACGAACAGCGTAATTGTCAGCAATCCTTCATGTTGGAGGGTAATATCCGCCTTGATAATCCCACCTTCAGTCGTCTTCTCGATATCCGGAATCGCACAGAGAATGCGGTACCCAGATGGGTCAGGAAGCTGCTTAGGCCGATCTTCAACAGCAAATTCGGATGCTGCGCCGACCTTGGGGATTGGACGCCCCCCAACATCAATAAGACTAGTCATCATCAGCCTCCATACGTTCTGCGGTTTCGATGATGATATTGTTAGCTACGAGCAAGCCACGGTAGATACCGCAAGCATACTTATAAGCCCCAAAGTCAGCAGCGTTGCCCATTGCCATGTCTGCTTCAATAACCCTTAATTCGTCCTGCACCTTTTTTGACAGGTGCCTGAGTAAATCACTCATTTGTTACCCTTCTGTTGTAGGAGAAGCCGGAGTGGCTTCCTTTTGTTGCTGGTTCATATTCATCTGCTCACGGGCAATTTCCATACCAATGCGTAGACCTTCAGCCTCTTGTTTGGCGTCTAAGTCACCCTTAGACGTCGCAAGTTTTACGCCAGCTTGTAGGCCAGCAATTTCTTCTTGGGACTCGATGCGCATCTGCTCAAGCTCGATACGGTCGTTCTTTTCAGCAGCATCAATCATCAGCTTTTGCTTCTTAAGTTCAAGCTCGCCTTGTTTGATCTGGAGTTCCTGCATCTGCATCTGGACGATTGGGTCCTGAGCCATCTGCTGGTTCTGTTGCTGTTGCGCTTCAGCCTGCTTCTTCTGTAGAAGCTGCTGTGCAGCGGCTGCTGCGAGGCGTGAAACCTGAAGCTCAATATCCTCGCTCATATCAGCATTAGGTGGTGGAAGTGGGACGCCAGCTTGTTCTTCTACCTGTTTGCGATAGGAGAACGCTAGATGCTCTTGCATGTGCGCCTGCATAGCAGCCATGACGGTCTGGCCTTGTGGGTTCTGCCCGATCATCTCAGCTACCTGCGGGTCTTGCATCATCCCCATATGCACAGCAATATGTGAGTCGTGGTCTTGGTAGATAAACGCCTTGACTGGCTTACCGTTGATGACATCCATGTTTTCGGACACAGGGTCACGCGGCTTCATGTCGTCGCCATCTTTGAGCGGGACGAGTTTATTAGCGTTTGTAATGCCCAATACGTCAAGCATCTGGCGATGCAGGTAGGGCATGTCGTAAATCTGCGGGGCAGTCTGAGCCAATTGAAGCACAGCTTGATACTGCACGATCTTCTGCGCCATAGTAGCAGCGTTAGGGTCAGATACAGGTATAACAGCGACCATATCATAGTCGGCTTGCTTAGCCTTACGGCTACCTTCTACTGGGTCGTAACTATACGCTACTGGCGTATAATCGCGGATAATAGTCTTGAGGAGCTTAAACTCCTGCTTCATCGAGTAATGGATGCGTGCCTGAATAGCAGACATGGACTTAAGCGTGCGCTCAAGGATAGCCAGTGTGGTGCCCACAGGAGCCTGCCCAGACATATCGCTGATCTTCATATCAGCAGCGCCTGCAAAGCGACGGCCTTCCTCTACGATGGTACCCAGAAGGCTATATAGTACTTGGCTTGGCTCCTTATAGGGCAGTGGCATGATGTTATCACGCATTGTCCCAGAGGCTACGTCTACATCGCGCCACTCAGCCGGTGCTATAGGTGTGTCATCACCCTTGACGCGCAAGCCTTTAGTTTTGAAACCACCCGGTAGATTAGATAAGGTACCAGCATCAACAAGCTGACGAATAAGGCTGGTACCAGACTTAGCAAAAGCACCAATAAGATGAATAAGGCCAAAAGCGTAGAAGCCAAAGCCCGGAACATACGGGTAATGTACGAAATGCTGGCGTTTAGCTTTGAGTTTGTCATCAGAGTTCCAGTTACGGCGGATAGACAGGATTGTCTGCGTCGCCTTCTCAATGGTTACAATATATGGAAGAGCGATACCTTCGTCTTCCTCGTCGCGGTAGCTGTCGTCTTCAAGCTCAAGCTCGACCTGCATCTCAAGTAGCTTATACCGGTCATCTGTCGATGCGCGGAAGCCCATGCGTTCAGCAATAGCGGACTCAACTTCATCGAGGGTGTCTACAGGGTCATCAAGCTCAATATCACGGTAGAACCCTGCTACTTGTAGCTTCTTAACTTCATTTGGCGTCTTGCGCATTACGTGAGTTACACGCGGACTAGTTTCCAAGTTGGACGAGCCATAGGGTACCACAACATCTTCAGCAGGTACGTACATCGACGTCTGACGACCGAGTGATGGATCAAAGTAAACCTTCTTGAACGCATTTCCTGAGAGGCCCAACCCCCACAGCATACGCTCATGCTCAGGCCGATACTCGATCATCACATCGGTCAACTGGTAATTCATATCCGCTTCAACGCGCTGCGCAGCTTCTTTCTTTGCTGGCGTCTCTTTACCAAGGATTTCCGTCCGCACAGGCCCACGGGCCGGGAACGTCTCCATCATGGTCTCAGCTTGGAACTTTACGAGAGCCTCCGAGAGGAGGGGGTGGTATACACCGCACGCACCGGGCCAAGGCTCAGTCCGGTCATCAACCTTCATACCGAGCAACTCAAGACCATCTACATAAGTCTGCATCCAGTCCTTACGACTAGAAATATCATCGTCAAACTCACCTAATAAGTCACCGGCAAGCTCTGTAAGAGCACCATCGTCCATGTCTTCAGCGAGGTTTTCAGCGAACTCGTCGTCCTCTTCCTCTTCTTCGACTTCAACGTCTTGCGCTTCTGAGTCTTCTATTACGATTTCAATATCAAGACCTTCATCCGTATCCGGTGAGTCTAAATCTAAACCTATAGGTGCTTGGTTAAGCGACTTGTCGATGTCCATTAATAATATCCCTGATTGCGATTGCTCTTGAAATACTTGATTTCGTCTGGCTCGTCTAGGTTGGTTGTAATATATCCGCCCCTACGGAACCGGTGCAAAGCCATAGATACAGTATCGACATAGTCATCATGAGTACCGGCTGGGAACTCAGCTACTTCGTCAATCACTTCTTCTGCCCACCGAGAGGCAGGTGCCCATACCCGTCCAGACGCAAAAATGTCTGCTACAGCATTCAATCGGGAGATTTTGTCGTTCCCCCGTGTAGGTGTAAACTCTTGTACCGGTATCCCCATGGCCCTCATCTCGTAGATCAAAGGCGCACCGGAAGCCTTCTTTTCGATGATGACGCTGTCCGGTTCCCAATCTCTGTACTCCTCGATAGCCACCCGCTTTAGTTCAGGAAACTCCATGCGGTCACGGAAAGCATTTAATAAGATAATGTTAGCTTGCTCGTTGCCAGCGTCGTCAGGCTGATAAAACACACCCCAAGTCGTACACGCCGAATAGTCGGCACGCTGCGTTTTCTCGAAAGCCGTATCCCATGATTGAAGAATGAAATCGCATTTAGGTGGTATGTCGCTATCCCACTCCATCCACCACTCTCTTTTAACAATAGCAGCGCTTTCTGAGACTGGATTCTGCTGGTATTGCGCCATCCACTTGCTGTTCGGGACGTCGCGCTTAACCTTTTCAAGCTCACTTAGCGGCCAGAACTCAGGCCACAGTGGCTTATCAGACGGAAGAATCGCTGGAAACTCAATGACTTCCCACTCATCAAAGCTGTCGTTAGCCAGCGCATCTTTAAGTATCTGCCCTGTCAAGTCTCTTTTAGACCAGCGTGTCATCACGATGACGATGGACCCACCCGGCTGGAGACGCTGACGAGGCCCAGATGTATACCACTCGTAGGTCTTATCGTAGATGTCTGGGTTTATTTCCGCGATAGCCGCTTCCTGCTCGGAGTGCGGATCGTCAATGATGAGGACGTCAGCCCCCTTACCTGTCACGGCACCACCTATACCAATAGCAAAGTAATCCCCGCCTTTGCTCGTATTCCATCGGCCAGCTGCCTTAGAGTCCGAGGCCAGCGAAAGGTCGGGGAAAATGTTATGGTAAGTATCTGTATCTACAAGGTTTCTTACCTTACGACCAAAGCCTACCGCTAGCTCCGCTGTGTGCGAGCACTGGATAATCTTTTTCTGGGGGTACTTGCCGAGGAACCATGCAGGGAGCAGGTAAGAGGCGAACTCCGACTTTGTGTGTCGCGGTGGCATATTAATAATGAGCCGTTTGCACTCACCACGAGCAACGCGTTCGAAGGCATCTGCCATTTTTGCATGGTGTCTCCCCGCTATAAACGTCGGCCATACGGCTTCTACAAACTTAATGAACCGATCTTGGCTCAGCTTGCGACTCTTAAGCTCCTGTAGCTTCTCAAGCTCAGCAAGTAGTATCTCCTGCTCGTGCAACGGAAGCTTGTGTAATATCTTGGGGATGTCGGTAAGTGATATACTCACTCCGCATCCTCCTCTTCCTGTACATCTTCATCCTCAATCTCGGTGAACTCACCCTCGATAGTGGCGATGCCCAACTCCTCGTCGAGGTCCATACCCAGCGGGATAATGTCGATGATATCAGCATTAAGCAGGCGCTTGACCCGCTCCTTGATAGCCTTCTCAAGTGCATCTGGGCTGTTATAGTTAATGTTAATCTCGCTACGCTCAGTGAACAACCCGATATCCGAGTGCTTTCCTAGTAGCTCAATAGCCTTAAGCTCATGCTTGATCTCGCCACAATCCGCTATCTCTAGCAGCTTATTGGTAAGGGCGACACGCACTTGGGCAGCATCGACAGCCAGACTCTTGCCGTACTCCTGTAAAAACCCACGAGCAGCCGTTGCCGCCATGGGTGTACGTAATGCTGAGGCTTTCTTGTCCTGAATAGCGTCTTTGATGAGCTTCTTTTCGCGCTCAAAGTCCGCTTCGTCTACCTCTAGGGGCGCACCTAACTGCTCAAGCAGTTCCGACGTTAGCGACGTAATAGCAACCTCGTCCATAAAAGTGACGGGTTTATCCTCATCCGTAGAGTACGGGATGGGGTGGTTGGTACTAGGCTCAATTTTAATCACAGGCATGTAGCGCAGCGTCCGGTTTGAGGGAGCAGGTGGCCCTTATACGTTCGCTAGTATGAGTAGTAAAGAACTTTTAATCCTTATGTGTTAAACCACTACGCTCGTAGGTCTTTCTACGGTGGCAGTTAGAGCAGCGCACTTCGCATTTATCGCTCTCGTCTTTCGGCTCGCTTCCCTCTGCTTTATCGGGTCGTTTATAGGCATGGGTGGGGCTTATACCACCATAATGGCAGATTTATGAAGGAAAAAGGGGGGTGGTGCAGACTGCGAGGGGGGCACCACCCCGGCTTCGAGGGGCGAAGCCACAAATATAATAATACCACATATCTGAACAGTGTCAAGGTACCCTTGACGGGGGGTCTTCCTATGTGCGAGCCAGATTTAATGTAGCTACAAAAAATAGGGGGTGGGGGGTCTTTTGTGGTTTCGATGGCGGGGGGTGTTTTCTGAGAATTTTGTGATCTTTTGAGCATAATAGTAAGTACAGGCGCGCAGCGGAATCCTATCTCCCACAGCGGGGGTCGGGGTATAGTGGGGTCAAGCGTGGTACGTACCACGGACACCCAGCCCTATGTTACCAAAACCCTAGGGTTTCTGCGGGTTACAGCGTGTGACACAATTAGACATTGTTCGTTTTATCAATCAAGCCCATAACAAAGAGGTCGAAAGCATCCGCCTAGACAACACTTGTCATATTGGAGAATACAATGACAACACGTAAAGTAAACGCTGCCAAGGCAGCATCCGCCGCAACTGTTAATGCTGTTGCATCCGTTCAACCCGCCGCTGTTGCTAAGTATAGCAGAGCCGACACAATCGCACGCCTATCTGACGCTGATGCCAGACATCGCGTGCTTATCCTTAGTGCCTTACCAATGGGTGAGGTTGCTGCAATCGGTGGCAAGGTTGGCAAGATAGGTGCATCCGTTAATGAGGTGCTCAACATCAAGATGGTTGAGCAACACGGGATTAATTGGGTCAAGGTATACAATACCACGACAGCCAATCTGTCTGAAGGCGATAAGACGCTAAAGAAAGCAATCCACGCTAGCCTTGAGAGCATCCGCTCAACAGTGCAAGCCAACAGTGGTGGCAACAAGGACAAGGCGCGAGACATCTTGCGTAAGGTCAAGGATTGGGGAATGGGTGTTCACCAGAACAAGCAATCCAATCCGAAAGGCAATGCCAAGAAAGGCATCAAGGAATGGGCATTGAGTTACGACAATATGCCAACCAGCTATCGCCGTATCATGGACGATAACATGGAAGACGCTACACCAGCCCAAGCAGAGGCTATGCTAGCAGTAGGCGATGCAATGGCAGCTTTCTTTGAAGCATGTAACATCAAAGCCAAATCGGTTTTGGCATGCACTGGCAAGGCAGCATACGAAGCACTGTAACACTAACGGGAGAGCGGCGCGCCGCTCTCCCTATCTTTTGGAGAAATGATATGAGTAAAGTATCAATCGGTTTCGTTGTGTGCATGCTAAGCATGTTCGTCTTTTGTATGGCACTGGTCTTCGGCCCTGCTGTTATGGAAGGGCATCACGTGCTAGCCATATTGCTGTTGTCAATGTTTGGCATAGGCATTGGTGGCACAAACATTTAATTCGCTTCACCCCATCGACTTCGGTCGGTGGGGTTTTTTTG